ATCATTTGGAGAATACTACTTGAGCCTTGACCTACGAAACGGTGTAGGTTTAGACCTTGAGTTTGCAGACAGCCGACCAGTGTGGATAACTAATTCAGAGACAGGCGATGCAGGTACGGCATCCTTTGAAGGCACAGTGCTGATGTTACCGTTTATGATTATCACGCTAGGTAAGATATGGATGGACGATTAAGATGGGTGATGCTACGCATGGTGGCAAAGGTGATAGACAACGTAAGGTAGACACAGAGAAGTACAGTTCAAACTTTGATGCTATCTTTAAATACAATAGAGAGGAGTTAAAAGAAGATGATGATGAAAGCAGTAAACTGTCTGAGCGACACTGGCCTTGGGTTACTAAGATGGATAAAGAATAATGTACTGGAGCAAGAGCCTAAGCCTGTAGCAATTGTAAGAGTGATTAGATTCTTATTCTTATGTTCAATTGCATACTTTTTCGCAGTCGTTTTTCTATTATTAAAGTGAGGTTTTGTATGATATATAATATTGTTTTATTATTTGTAGGTACTATAACAATGGCAGTGGCTATTAAACTGCTGTACATTTCAGAGCTAATGATAGACGAGGAGAGGAACTAATGTTCGCAGAGAGCATATCAGGTAGTCCAAGCCCTGCCGCAGTTGCAACAGCTAGAGCCGCGACAGATGTGGTGGATGGTAAGACACCGTTGAGCAGGGCTTGTGTTATGTACAATGTTAAAGAGCAGTCTGTCATACAGTTTATTATTGACAGTACTGAGTATGATACGTTAATGAAAAGTAAAGCTTGACAAGGTTACACCACTGTGGTATACTCCACATTCAATTTCAATCACGACATAAAGGAAAAGTAATATGGCTATCTTAGAAGGTACAGCAATGTGGGCATCAGTCCTTACACCCAACACAAGGTTTGAGCCTACGTATGAAGTCAACCTAGTTATTGACGAGGCTACCGCAGAAGATTTTAAATCACGCGGCTACACCATCAAGCAGATGGATGAAGGCCCATCTATTTTAATTAAGCGTAAGGTTGACGGTAAGGACGGAGCGATACGACAAGCACCAAAGCTAGTAGATAAGTTCAAGCAACCCTTAGATGCACAGGTCGGCAACGGCTCAGCAGTGAAGGTGCAGTACAACGAGTGGGAAGTTACTAATAAGTATGGCTCGTTCAAAGGCTTAGACTTTCAAGCAATGCAGGTTCTTGATTTAGTAGAGGTAGGAACACCAGACGGTGCTGAGTTTGATGGCGCTTATGTAGAGACAGCAATGGAGGACGAACTGTAATGGGAATTGTCACAGTAGATGAAGTTAACTATGATACAGAGTTGCTATCAGATGATGGTAACTTAATCGTAGCACACTTAGTAGAAGCAGATACTAGAATGCGTGAAGCACAGATAATGATCGGGCTTATGAAATCAGCTAGTGTATCGCTGATCAACGATCTTAAAACTAACCACCTCACGGACGAGGCATTAGCTACAGAGGAAGTAGAACCAACTAAGGAGTAAGGCTCTTGCCTTTTGTTAAACATAAGCAACCGTGTCCTGCTTGTGGAGGGAGCGACCCAGTTTCAGTTAACGCTAATGGATCTGGGTGGTGCTTCAGTTGCAGTACATATTTACCAGACTACGGCACAGCGGAAGTGCAACAACTAGACACCTTAACGGAATTTGATGAGTGTCCCAAGGACAGTACAATGAACCACAACTCAACAGCTACATACAATGCATTGACTGACCGCAAGATAAGTTTAGAAACAGCGAAGAAGTACGGTGTTAAATCAACAACCAACGGCACGAAGATAGACAAGCACTACTACCCTTACTACAATGGGCATGAGTTCGCGGCAACCAAGGTTCGTAGGCAGGATAAGAACTTTGCGTGGACAGGTAGCCCGAAGGATGTAGGATTGTTTGGCGAGAACCTGTTCAAAGCAGGTGGTAAGTTTATAACTTTAGTAGAAGGTGAGTGTGATGCGATGGCCGCTTATGAACTTATGGGGAGTAAGTGGCCTGTCGTTTCTATTAGATCAGGTGCGGCAGGTGGAGTGGCTGATGTTAAGAATAGTCTTGAGTACCTTGAGTCCTTTGAGGCTATTATCATTAACTTTGATAACGACAAGGTGGGCAAGGAAGCCGCGATAGCTGTGGCTAAGCTACTCACCCCCAAGAAAGCTAAGATAATGACACTGCCAGTAGACTACAAAGATGCTAACGATATGTTACGCAAGGGTAGACACGCAGAGTACGTCAGTTCTTTTTGGGACGCTAAACTTTATACACCTTCTGGTGTACTGAACATGTCCGAACAGCTTGAAGCATATCAGAAGCTACGGTCAGAAAAGAAAACAGCTATACCTTATCCTTGGTATGGCCTCAACAAGAAGCTAGAAGGCATGAGAGCAGGTGAGCTTGTGACCCTTACAGGCGGCACAGGACTAGGTAAGTCTTCTGTGACCAGAGAGATTGAACACTGGTTGATAAATAAAACAGAAGATAACGTAGGTGTGTTAGCACTTGAAGAGAGTTGGTCGCGTACTGCTGAAGGTATCATGGCAGTGGAAGCAAACGCCAAGCTACATCTTGATAGTGTTAAGGCTGAGTTCAGTGAAGAAGAACTGGATGGCTACTTCAACAAAGTCTTTATGGGCGAGAACAAAGGTCGGGTATGGGTACACGCCCATCACGGTGTCAATAACCTTGAAGAGATCTTTAGTAAGCTACGCTACATGATCATTGGTTTAGATTGTAAGTGGGTTATAGTTGACCACCTTCACATGCTTGTTCTGTCTACGCTTGAGAACGACGAGCGTAAAGCTATTGATCAGATCATGCACCGATTGCGTACTATGGTAGAGGAGACAGGGTGCGGTATGATCCTAGTGTCACACCTCCGCAGAGTAGAGGGCAACCGTGGGCATGAGAACGGAATAGAGACAGGACTAAATCATCTCAGAGGGTCACAAAGTATTGCTCAGTTGAGTGACTGTGTGATTGCACTGGAGCGTAACCAACAATCAGATGATCAGATAGAAGCATCGACCACAAAGGTCAGGGTGTTGAAGTCTAGGTACACCGGAGATGTTGGCATTGCTTCTCAGTTGCTGTATGATAACAGTACAGGACGGCTCAGAGAGCTTGATGACTATGATGAATCGCAGTTCGCAGAGGAAATAATATGAGTAACTTAGTATTTGATATAGAAGCAGACGGCTTAGACCCCACGAAGATTCATTGCATCGTGGCTCAGGACGTAGACACAAAGGATGTGTTCACGTTTGACAACACACAACTAGACGAGGGCTATGCTATGCTGTCCTCTGCAACTAAACTAATAGGCCACAACTTGATAGGCTATGACATCCCTGCTATTAAAAAGGTTGCAGGGGTTGATCTGTTTGACAAGAAGATCGTTGATACACTCGTACTGTCACGCCTCTTCAAGCCAACACGCGAAGGCAACCACGGACTTGAAGGGTGGGGCTATCGTCTAGGCTTTAAGAAAGGAGACTTTGGAAAGCAAGACGATGCTTGGGACGAGTACACACCTGAGATGCTAGAGTATTGTAAGAACGATGTGTTACTTAATACTAAAGTATATGAAGCGTTGAAGGTTGAGAGCCGTGGCTTCACACCTGAGTCAGTGCAGATAGAACATGCAGTAGCTAAGATTGTAGATCAGCAACGTACCAATGGGTTCGTGTTAGATGTTAAGAAAGTCATGGGCTTGATGGCTATGTTTGAAACTAAGCTACATGATCTAGAGGCAGAGGTACAGGAAGAGTTCCGGCCTGTAGTCACTACTCAGATACTGACACCTAAGTTCATAGCAACAGGCGCAGTAGCCAAGACAGCCACTGATCAACACGGTAGTGGTGTGCGGCTATCTGACGAGGAGCATGAGAGACTATCGTTGGACATAGACTGTAAGCCCATTGCTCGTAAAACTGAAACGCCTTTTAACTTAGGCTCACGTAAGCAGATTGGTGAGTACCTGATTCGTTTTGGTTGGAAGCCACAGAAGCTTACACCTACAGGTCAGCCCATCGTGGACGAAGCAACACTAAATAAAGTTAGAGGTATTCCACAGGCTTTGTTGATTGCTAAGTACCTGATGGTACAGAAACGCTTGGCTCAAACTAAGAGTTGGATCAAGGAGCTTGATGAAACTACTGGAAGGGTACATGGTTACGTCAATCCTAATGGTGCAGTGACATCGCGCATGACTCATTCACATCCTAACATGGCTCAAATTCCTAGTAGTTCTTCACCGTATGGCGAAGATTGCCGATCTTGTTGGACTGTGCCAGAGAACTATCGTCTGGTTGGGATTGACGCTTCTGGGCTTGAGCTTAGAATGTTAGCACATTATTTAAATGACGAGGGCTATACAAATGAAATCCTTAATGGAGACATACACACCACTAATCAAAAGCTTGCAGGACTTGAGTCAAGAAATCAGGCAAAAACTTTCATCTATGCCCTCCTGTACGGAGCCGGAGATGCAAAGCTTGGGTCTGTGGCTAACAGAGGTAGAGCAAGTGGTAAAGGACTTAGACAACGGTTCTTTGATAACCTACCATCATTTAAAACTCTTACGGACAGAGTACAAAGAGAAGCTACAAGCGGATTCGTTAAAGGACTAGATGGTAGACGCTTGACTGTTCGCTCAGAACATGCCGCTTTGAATACCTTGTTGCAAGGAGCAGGAGCAATCGTGATGAAGAAAGCACTAATCATCTTAGACCAGAAGATAACTAATCATGGATACGATGCTAAGTTTGTAGCCAACGTACATGACGAATGGCAGATAGAGTGTCACCTTGATGATGCAGTAGAGGTAGGTAAGCTAGGTGTCCAAGCTATAAGAGAAGCGGGATGTATCTTTAATCTAAACTGTCCACTGGACGGAGACTATAAAGTCGGGGAGAACTGGAGTGAAACACATTAAAAACTGTATAGAATGTGGGGTAGTACTTGAAACGCCTGTTAACTGGTGGTCTTCTTTTGTAGGGAAGAAACACTATAAGTGTATAGACTGTTACGACATACGCAGAACAGAGAATACAATTAAGAGAAAGTACAAAGAAGGAGTACAGCCAAGTCCAAAGCTCTTAGCTAAGCTACTTGGGCGTAGACACAGAGCAGAGTACAACAGTATCTTAGGAGGCTACGTCTATATTATCTCAAACCCTGCATGGAAAGGTTGGTTCAAAGTTGGTATGGCTGTTGACGCAAAGGACAGGTGTTCTACGTATCAGACTTCATCACCCTTTAGAGATTATAAGGTTTCTTATTCTAAATACTTTGAAGATAGGCGCGAGGCTGAGAAACTAGCACATGCTGAGCTAAAAGAAAACAAGATTGAACACGCTAACGAGTGGTTTAAGACGGACTTAAAGACTATAAAAACTATAATTAAAAACATAAAAGGTAAACAGCATGAAGCTTAATACTTTAGTACCTGACATCTATAGTCACTTAGAAAAACTATCAGAGGGTGAGCCTTTACCCCTGACTGATGCCGACATAGACAGAGCCGTACAAGGTATGACAGAGGCTCTACGTTCTTGGGCAACTCCTCGCAAACGAGATACTAACTTCACTGTACGCATGTCTAACGTAGGCAAGCCCTCACGCCAGTTGTGGTATGAGAAGCGTGACCCTCAAGGGCGTGGCGGTATTGATGGGCCAACACAGATTAAGTTTCTATACGGCCACTTGCTTGAAGAGATTGTGTTGATGCTAGTACGCATGGCAGGTCACGAAGTAACAGACGAGCAGAAAGAAGTTACAGTTGACGGCATCGTAGGCCACATGGATTGCAAGATCAACGGTGAAGTAGTCGATGTTAAGACAGCCTCTCGCTTTGCGTTCAACAAGTTCAAGGAAGGACGCTTAGCTCAAGATGATCCGTTCGGTTACTTGGGTCAGCTTGCAGGGTATGAGGCGGCAGAGGGTACAGAGAACGGTGGCTTCTTGGTGTTGAACAAAGAGAGCGGTGAGTTGTGCATGTATGTCCCTGATGATCTTGACAAGCCTAACATCCGATCATCTATTGGTATTCTTTTACCTGCACTAGAGCTTGACACGCCACCTGCATTGTGTTATACTCCCATCCCTGACGGTAAGAAAGGAAACATGAAACTACCGAAGGGGTGTAACTGGTGTAAGTATAAGTTTAAATGTTATGCAGATTCTAATGATGGTAAAGGTCTACGAACCTTTAAATACTCCAATGGACGAACATACTTAACAGAGGTTGTAGTCGAACCTAAAGTAGAGGAACTACTATGAACGGAAGGAAAGCTAAGCGAATACGAGCGCACTCAAGTACTATATTTGTAGAGTGGTTTAAGACTTTAGTCACTGAAGAAGAAGGCCAGAAGATAAACACTAAAAACTATACAAACTATATGCCTGAGCAGACACACTTTATGGCTCACCGTACCATGCACCGCAACGCCTATCATCCTAAGTGGATAGGCAACAAGATACTGCGAGTGCTTAAAGCTAACCCTAAACGTGAAATAGAAAGTATTACTCTTGGAGAGATCAATTGAGTATTGAAGAGATGATCATTGCTACAGGAAGTTACTTATACAATGCAGGTGGGTCTTCTAATTCTATTATAGATATAGAAGAAGATTTTCTTTACGACCTACAGATGTTAATAGAAGCAGAGCTAGAACGCAGAGAGGCAACCATCCATTGAAAAAGGTTAGGAAAGGTTTCCGCAAACCAAGAGCCGTTCGCCCAGTGGGAAAGGATCTTGTGCAGGGGTATGATTCTAACTGGGAGTATCAGTTACATACAGGAATCCTAGATGTCTGGAGCTTCCATACAGAAAAGGTTCCATATACAATTGACCACAACTACCACCCAGACTTCATCAAAGATATTGAAGGTAAGAAGATTTTACTTGAAGCTAAAGGAAGGTTCTGGGACTATGCTGAGTTCAGTAAGTATATATGGATAAGTAAAGCGTTGCCGGAAGACACTGAACTAGTGTTTCTTTTTGCCAATCCAAGTGCGCCAATGCCACAGGCTAAACGTAGAAAGGATGGAACTAAAAGAAGCCACGGTGAGTGGGCAAGTGCTAACAACTTTAGATGGTTCAGCGAAGAGAGCATCCCTGATAGTTGGATTAACCCAAAGAAGAGGGAGAGTTTTGACTGACATTAGCCGTAAAGACGAAAGGCGCGATAGGTTTTTAAGGAAGAAGAAGTTTAAGAAGATTAACTCTGCTTCTAAATTAAAAGATACTAAGCGCAAAGAACCTAAACTTAATTTAAATGAAGAGATCGCACATGAACCGATTAAATGACGCAACACCATCAGATTGGGATAGAGTACGTAAAGAACATCCTGCTATTGATAAAAGCACAATAGACCATCAGCCCTACATTGACATGGCTATGAAAGAAGCACATGCATATTCACACGACGAAGCTATACGCACAGCTTTAAAAGATCTTGCAACTAAAATGCCTTCGCTTGAAGATGTAGTCAACAAGCCAAAGCATTACAATACTGGTAATATAGAATGCATTGAAGCCATTGAAGAGTCTATGTCTTCGGTAGCTTTCAAGGGTTATCTCAAGGGTAACTGTATGAAATACCTTTGGCGCTATGATTACAAAGGCAAGCAGGTAGAAGACTTACAAAAAGCTATGTGGTATCTAGCATTATTAACAGACAAAGTAACCAAGGAGAACAATTAATGGATCAGTATCAACAGTTTATACACAAGAGCCGCTACGCACGTTGGATGCCAGAGCATAGCCGTAGAGAAACATGGGCAGAAACAGTCTTTCGCTACGTGCAGTTCTGGAGAGATCGTGAGCAGATTACAGTCAAGGAAGGACAAGAGTTGTATGACGCTATCTTTAACCTAGAAGTCATGCCCTCTATGCGATGCATGATGACAGCAGGTGTAGCACTGGACAAAGACAACGTAGCAGGATTCAACTGTAGTTACCTACACATTGATTCTCCGCGATCCTTTGACGAGTTGATGTATGTTCTTATGTGTGGTACAGGTGTAGGCTTTAGTGTTGAGCGTAACTTTATCAACAAGCTTCCAGAAGTTGCTGAGAGTTTCCACGATACTGACAGCGTTATCATGGTGAGCGACAGCAAGATTGGTTGGGCATCAGCCTTCCGCGAGTTGATTGCTATGCTCTATGCAGGTAAGATTCCTAAGTGGGATGTTAGTCGAGTGCGCGGTGCAGGAGAGAGACTAAAGACCTTTGGTGGTCGAGCATCTGGCCCTGATCCTTTAGTAGACTTGTTTAACTTTTGTATTATAGTGTTCCAGAAAGCATCAGGACGTAAGCTAACCTCCATTGAGTGTCACGACATTGTGTGTAAGATTGCAGACATCGTAGTCGTAGGTGGTGTTAGACGATCAGCACTCATTAGCCTATCTAATCTTTCAGATCAACGTATGGCTAAAGCTAAGTCAGGTGATTGGTGGAGACATGAAGGTCAACGTGCATTGGCTAACAACAGCGTAGCGTACACAGAGAAGCCTGACTTCTCCGCTTTCTTGTCTGAGATGCAGACTATGTATGAGAGTAAAGCAGGTGAGCGTGGTATCTTTAGCCGTGTAGCGGCACAGAAGATTGCGGCTAGGAACGGTAGGCGTGACGCTGATCAAGACTTCGGGACAAATCCCTGTTCGGAGATAATTTTACGATCTAACCAGTTTTGCAACCTTAGTGAGATTGTTGTCCGGTCAAGTGATAACCTTGAAAGTCTTAAAAAGAAATGTCGTATTGCGGCTATCATCGGTACTCTTCAAGCAACACTTACTGACTTCCGTTACTTGCGTAATGTGTGGAAGAAGAACACAGAAGAAGAAGCATTGCTTGGTGTGAGCATGACAGGCATTATGGATCATAGCGTTATTGGAAAATCTACAGATAAGACAGCCGAATGGCTAGAGGAAATAAAAAATGTGGCTATTAAAACTAATGAGGAATGGGCTAAGAAGCTTGGAATTAATCAGTCTACAGCTATTACTGCTGTTAAGCCAAGCGGTACTGTATCTCAGCTTGTTGATAGTGCCTCTGGTATTCACCCTCGTTTTTCTAAGTACTATGTCAGAAGAGTACGCTCAGACAAAAAAGATCCACTTGCAGTCTTTATGGAAGACAAAGGATTCCCAGTAGAGCAGGATGTTATGTCACCCTCTTCGTCTGTCTTTAGCTTCCCTGTTAAAGCGCCTAAAGGTAGCGTGACAGTAAAAGAAGTAGGCGCTATGCAACAACTAGAACTTTGGAAAGCTTATCAGAATCACTGGTGTGAGCATAAACCAAGCATCACTGTATACTATACTGACAGCGAGTTCTTGCAAGTAGCTCAGTGGATATGGGACAACTTTGATCTTTGTAGCGGTATTAGTTTGTTGCCAGTTAGTGACCATGTTTATCAGCAAGCTCCGTATGAAGACATAGATGCTACTAGATATAAAGAACTTCTAGCGTCCATGCCTAAGGGGGTTGATTGGCAAGACCTTGGAAACTTTGAAATGGAGGATAACACCACAGGTTCTCAAGAGTTAGCGTGTGTGGGTGGAGCGTGTGAAATTGTCTAACAAAAGAGAAGCCAACATCTTAGGCTTTAGAATACTGGTGAATGATCGGGGGCATGTCGTTACAGAAATGAGCGGCATCCCCGAAAAGGATCTTCATCTAGCGTTCAAGGATGATGAATTGTTAATGATAAGAAACATTGTACAACTTACGAAACAAAAACTAGAACCGCTCCACAAGTATTTAGAAGATGAACTAAATGCCTTGAATCATGGAGCGGGTTAACCCATAAAGATGTTGCCCATTATGCAGAAACAACATATTAAATTAATTATAACTAAGGTTGTTCTTATGATTGCTACGTTATCAGCTTCGGAATCTGTGTCCCCCACTCTTTCGCCTAGACTCAAGGCCCACAGCTTCCAAAACTTTTTCATAGTTAATCACTTTAAGTTATTTCTTTGACTTAGCACCCGAACATTTCCAACGCTTGCGTGACAAGTTGTTGGGGGTGTTCGGATCATTTTGTTTCTTTTTAGATAGTCCTTTCTTTATGCCTAAACTTCTGGCGCAATAACTATCTCCCTTCGATGTACCTGTTCTAACTCTAGAGCCACCGTCCTTTGCTTTTCCTGCTTGACCATAGCTAACCTTCTTTCCACTAGCGGTTATTTTTACTTTGGCTTTGCCCTTTCTTGGAGTTGCCATATCTAGACCCTATACTTTTTAGTTTTGGCCGCAACCTTCTTAGGCTGTGCGCTGTGTTGCTTACCTGCTTTTGTGTCTTTCTTTTTCTTCGCGGTGGTTGCCGCATACTGTGCAGGTGTCAAAGCATTTATAGCCGCTTTAGGCAAATACCTTTCGCCAGTTTTAGCACTAGGCTTTCCAGACTTTGTAGTCCACTTCTGCCCTGTCCATTTCTTTAAAGACTTCTGAGATTTTGCAAGGGCCATTACTTCTTCGCCTTAGCTTTTGCTTTAGCTGACAAGTCCTTTAAATGAAATAACTTTACACTTGTCTTAGTGTGAGACTTATTAGTGTGTAGAGTACCATCAGCCATCTTGTGACTAGAGCCTTTATGCTCTGTGCCGTCTTTCTTATAATGTTTAACACCTTTCATTTGTAACCACCTCCTGCTTCTTTGTATTGTTTGGCAAGCATCTGAGCCTTTCGTGCGCTCCACTGTCCTGCTTTGCCACCCTTAGTTCCTCTTTTAATTTTATTAAATAAATTCTTACGCATTGTAGGATTGGTATAATTACCTGCCTCATTAACTGTTGACTTTTTCTTTGCCGCCATTACTTGTCCCTCGCTACTGATTTTGTTTTCTCTACAGTTCTCATTGCACCTAGTCCCAACATGCCCATCAGTACACTTGTAAGAAGTGAACTATCTACAGCAGGGACAGTAAACCAAATGCCTAGTATTGGTGCTAAGATTGTAGAATACATTAAAGCAAATCCGCAGATCCAACCAATAGCAGGTCGCCATCCGCTAACAAACAAGCTCTTGTGCGCCGCCTCAACCTTGTTTACTTCTAACTGTCCTTTAGAAATCTCTTGGGCGTGACGCTCAGACATCGTAGCAATTTCGTGAGCTAAGGCGTTACGCTGATCCTTATCTTCAATGAACTTGTCAAGCAGTCCGGTCACTGGGCCTATCAGTTTATCTAACATATCTCTATCCTATTTTAAAGGGTTTGACAGGTAATCCATACCTTTCCACAAGTCTTCTATTTCACGGCTAATTGTTTTTAGCTGACCGTCAAGCTTGTTTAAGTTAGCTGTCATTAACTCTGCTTTAGCTACAGTAGCTTTCATAGTCTCAATGTCTTTCTCTAAACTATCTACATTTTCATCAATCAATAATAGCTTTTCTTGTTGTTCCATAATTGTAATTAGGTTAACGCCTAGTGTTGCTAACTTGCCTTGAAGCTGTGAGACATCATTGTCTTTTAGTTCTTGTTTAATAAGCAGTAGGCTTTCTTCTAGCGGAGCAATGCTTGGAATAGACACAGACTCAACAGCCTCTAAACGTCCGTATAGTGAGCTTGCTGTCCACACACCACCACCTAGAGTTGTTGCAAGGCTAAGAAGTATAGCGATATAAACGCCTTTAAAGCTTGTGCCGCCAATCGTTAGTTCTGTTTCTGCTAAACTCATCCTCCTGTCTCCTCACAGTTTAGTTGAGTCATAAAGCACTCATAACCTAAATAAGTTGGGCCAGTAAGATAAAGATCACTGGTAGCTCCTGATGTTAAGATGTCTTGGTGAGAAACGTACAAGTTAATATTAAACGCATCTGAGCCGTTTACGTATACGCTAGTAGCAGGATTCCCAGTAGTCCAAGCAAGGCTTACGGCCTGAGTAGACGCGCTATAGCTCAAGGTGTTTGTTTCAACACGAGTGTTATTATCCATTGCTCCTTGATCCATAAACGCCACAGCGTCTGAGTTTGCGGCTACGCCCAAAAAAGCTCCTGCGGCATTAGCATGGCCTTCTATAGAATCTAAACTAGAATTATAAATGTCAGCATCAGCTTGATCTATCGTGAGGGCATCTGTATTTGTAGTAACATATTCCTGCACTGCGGCTTCTTCATCTGGAGTTGATGCTTCAGCAGATAGTTCAGCAACTTCTTGTACTGCAAGCATATCTACTACTACGGCTGTAAAATCTTCTATAGCCGCTTCCATTAAGTCAAGCTCTGCCTCGGCTTGTTCTTCTAAATAATCTTGGGCAGAACCATAGGGCAAGTAAGTTACCATTCCGGCCAGTGCTTGATTATAAGCGTTAACTTGCTCTGTTGTTATGTACGCTGTACCTGCTAGTTGTCCGTCACTAATTCCTGTGCCAGTGTTAGCATAGCCCATAGCGGCTCCTGTCATTAGGATGCCTGTATTTATCTGATCTATAATAGCCGCACTGCTTGCTATTAAAGTATCTAACTCACTTGCTTGAACTGCGGAACTGCTCAGAAACAGACTCGCTAGAGCTACTATCTTCGTCTTCATTTTCATTCCCTGCTCCTATACCTAAAATTGAGTTGTACCATATTTGAGTTTTTGTATATTTTATTATCGGTTCAAGCTTAGACCACGTTGCTCTGCGAATAACTCCAACCTCACCGTAGTCTGGTATGTACAGGCTTGGTTGCATCTTCATTAAAAGAAAAGCTCTTTTACCTACTACTAATCTACCTCCTGATAGAACAGGACAGGGCGTTGCAGATATAAATAAAGACCTCCAAACCTTTACGTCTTCACACATCCTAGCAATAGCGGCTACCTTCATTCCTAGATCGCTTAGAACTTTAGCATCTCTACGCCTATTACAATCAACATCTGATTCGTAACTGCCTTTAGTTATACCTATAATTCCTGTTTGAATTGAACCACCTGATCCCTGCAAACATGTTTCCATGCCATTAGACATGTAGCTAGGGGCTATTGCTGAGCCTACTGGCATAGCTCCAGAACTACCTGCGCCATTGTAAGTGTTAGTTACGCTATCATCTTTACTGTTGTTGTTACTACTAACAGTACTGCCCACTGTGTTGGTGTTGAGCGATCCGTCTTGAGTGTTGTCTGAGTCAGTATCTCCCATAGGCTCTTCTTGTGCATACAAAACTGACGATCCTAATATAAAGATAAGCGCAACAACTAGTTTCATCCCTAGTAGCACCAACACATAGGTTCGGTTTTGCGAACATCTACGTGAACAAAGGACTTAGCAACACCTACGCTCATGCCCAAAGCTGACGCATGTTTAACAATTGCTAAACGCTGTGCGCCTCCAGAGACTTTAATGTCTGCGGCAATTCCATGTGCATGTGTTCCTGCTTTTGATTTACGCTTCTCTATACTATGGTCTTTACTTCTGTAGCCGCTTGTAATAATAAACGGAAACCCACAGGCCGCTCTGAGTTGATCTAGAGCGTGTATGAAATCAACATCCATTTCATTCTCGCCAGTTTCTTGGCAGTTAAAGTCTGAGAGTTTAAAGTATTTAAATTGTTCTAGTTCCATTTAAACTGGCCCTTTGTTGTCTGTATTTAAAAAAGAAAGATTTCCTAAGTTAATAGTAACTTCGCTTCCTTCACCTTCTTGACTTCCAAATTCTCTAGCAACATTTCTAGCCTGACCATAAAGACTTGGCCCTGCATTCTTAACGCCTCCAATAAATCTAAGAAGACTTGATTCGCCTGTTGAGTCATTAAAATTATATTGGTCTGTAATTATTGTATTACCTTCTGCGTCTTCTTTAAAACTAGCTTGTCCTAGTGTAGTCTTCATAGAATATGCAGGGTCTGAAAGTTTAGATATAAAAGCTTGTGGCCCACCACCACCGCCCACATCACGATACTGACTCTGGCCTTTTTTATGAGTTGCGTAATCGCTATATTCAATAGCAGTACGACCTTCTTTTTTAGCTAAGTTAACTGCATCAATAAGTGCTTTCTTTTCGTCTTCTTGCAAGTTATTTTCAGTTAAGTCTGCTGTGCCTCCAGTTACATCATATGCAAGTTGACGTATGTTTGTAGGTACAGCATCTCTAATAGTGTCTCCTATAAAAGACGAAGCTTTAGAAAGTAAACCCCCTAAGTCTTTTTTAACCCTGCCACCTGCGGCCATGTTTAACACTCTCATAGGATCATCCGCGTCCATGTACGCAGTCCCTGCGCCTTCGTTGTACGGTAAGCCTGTGAGTTTATTTATACGCTCGTCAGGTTCTATAGGCGCATTAGGCACAGGTGTGGATACTTCGCCTCCTGTAGCTTTAGGCATTAGCCCCAGTTCTTCACGCTCTTCAGGTGTTAAAGGCGGGTTAGATTCTAAGAAAGAAGTGTCGGTATCAACTTTTATACTTCCTTCTGGCGCACTAAAATTATAATTTTTTAAATTTCCTAACGTAAGAAGATCCATTTCCTCGTAAGCTTTCCATTGCTCAAATTCAGCTTTGTTTATTCCTCGGCTAAAACCTTCTATAAATTCAGGAGTTTGTCGAGCAAGTGCTTCAAGCCTATAGGCAGTAGGATCGTAACGCGGAGCTAGGGGTACAAACCGCCCCTCTAAAATACTCCCCGCTTTAGCAGGAGAAATTTTATTTTTTATTAAAAGCTCAAAGGCTTCTTCAGGGGTTTTTATTCTAGCGTATGCTGAAGCCTTAATCCACAAATCTTGTTGATACTGAAACTCAACAGCATTTGTTCTATAAAAGTCTCGCGTCATCTCTTCATCTGTGCTTTCTAAATTCACGCTATCTGTTTTGTTTTGATTATTCTGAAGCTTGTAATCTTCAATCGCCCACTTTAAATACTCATCTGCAAGATAGGGTTCCTTTTTAATTCCAAACTGTTCTAGTTTAGCGTACTCAGGATCACGAAAAC